TCTTGCCGCGAGTTACATCAAGCAGAAGCAGAAGGTTGTGTATTGGGCGAACGAAGAACCATCTAAGAAAATCAAGATGCGTATCATCCAGTCTTATCACGCCTTGACCAAGCATGAGATGAAGGAGCAGGCGGATGCTCTACATCAAATCTACCTAGAATCTATCGAACCTTATCTGGTCGTGATGGATTCGGTTGGTACATCTATGGACGAACTGAACGACTACGCCCAACTAAACGAACCGGATATCATGTTCTGTGACCAGTTAGATAAGTTCAAAGTTGAGGGTAATTTCAATCGTGGTGACGAACGCCTGAAGGAAACCTATGTCCTTGCTAGGGAAATAGCCAAACGAAACAAACTGTTAGTGTGGGCAGTTAGTCAGGCTAACAGCGATGCACACGACAGGCAGTTCATCGATTATTCTATGATGGATAATTCACGGACGGGTAAGGCAGGTGAGGCAGACATCATCATCGGCATCGGCAAGACCGGAACATCAGAAGAAGAGAACACGGTTCGCCACATCTGCATCTCAAAAAATAAGTTGAATGGTTGGCATGGTATGATAACATCACACATAGATGTTCACAGAGGAGTGTATTACTAATGTTGTTAGATTGGCCTATTATGGAGGTATATACTGAAGAGTCTATACCTGCGTTGAAAAAGAAACAGCGAGAAGAAACCAAAAAGGCAAAGGAGTATGAGAAGACAAATTACGATTTAAAAAATCCTCATCAAGATGCCGCCTTTAGGTTGAAGAAGGCAGTAGGCTTACTTGAGCATGGCTTACATGTTGAGGACTATTCTCCCGGACAGGTTTTGGTAAATAAAAAGTTTGTTGTAAGCTTGTCCAATAATAAGTGGCGAATCGTAGGAAAACAGACTTGGTATGACCACAAGCATGACTTAACTCACTTTGTTTGTAATTATATACTGAAAGAAGATTTTAAGAAACCTCCGACTCCGGAACAAGAACTAGATTACTTTCAGGCGAAGTTGAAAGAACTATTCAGTAAAAAGCCGGACTGGCTTATGGAAGAGATAAGAAAGGCGGTACAGGATGAAAATCCTAACCTTTGATATCGAAACTACCCATCGTGAGAAAGCGAACGGGGCTACGACACCCCTGCCCTACTTCGGGAACTCTATGGTTTCGAACGGATATAAATGGCTTGGCGAACCCCACGTCCACTATCACTGCTACTATCACAGTGTCAAACAGCCTCACGACTTTGCGTTCGAACTTTTCCAAGATGCTCTCGACAAAGCCGACGTTGTCGTAGGACAGAACATCAAGTTCGACTTGTCGTGGATACGCGAGTGCGGATTTAAGTATGATGGGCATGTCTATGATACGATGGTGGCGGAGTATCTCTTGTCACGTTCGCGGCGTTGGCCTCTCAGCCTCGAAGCTCTCGCTGAGAAATACAGTGACACACCCAAAGAGAAAGACCTTATCACCCCCTACTTCAAGGAAGGTAAGACCTTCTACGATATCCCTTGGGACATCATCGAAACTTATGGAAAGGCGGATGTGCTTGCCACAGAGCAAGTAGCCGTTCGTCAACTCGAAGCCTTCGGCACAACATTTGAGGAACTATTCAATGAACAACAAAGCACTCTTGCCCACCTTGCGTCTGTCGCTTGAGGTGACCAACGTCCTTTCTGAAATAGAAAGAGCCGGAATTAAGATAAACAAACAAACCCTAGATGACATACGCCGCGAGTACGAAGCAGAACTCTTGAGTCTCGAACGCCGTCTTGGCGAACTAGCCGCGAACGCGATGGGAGACACACCTGTCAATCTCGACAGTCCGGATGACCGCTCTAAGCTGTTCTATTCTTGTGAGGTCAAGGATAAGAGGTTGTGGGCGGCTACCTTCAATCTGGGGCATGAAGTTCGCGGCGCGACACGCAAGCCAAAACAACGAACACGCATGAAGAAGGCAGATTTCAAACGGGCTGTCCTCAATCAGACTACCCTTCTCTATAAGACTACGGGTAGCCAGTGTACCTTCTGCAAGGGGAGGGGAAGATATTCCCCCCTTCGTAAGGATGGGTCTGTGGGTAAAGCGGTTCGCATCTGCCGCGACTGCAACGGTTCAGGGGTTCGTTACGAATCGACGGGGGAGATTGCAGGGTTCAAGCTGATACCCCGTGACCCGTACGATGTCGCCGCCGCCGGATTTAAGACCGATAAGGAAACCCTAGAAAGTATGTTCACGTCCTTGCGTGGGGATGCGCGAGAGTTCGCAGAGGCTTACATCAGGTATAGTGCTGTTCGAACCTATCTGCGTTCCTTTGTCGAAGGGATGGAAACGAACATGGACTCGAACGGTTTCATCCACACCGAATATATGCAGTGCGTGACTGCGACAGGACGTTTGTCTTCCCGCAACCCAAACTTCCAGAACATGCCACGGGGTTCTACATTCATTATTCGTAGGGCGGTGGAGAGCAGGTTCGAGGGAGGTTCGATTCTTGAAGGGGACTACTCGCAGTTGGAGTTTAGGGTTGCAGGGTTTCTTGCAGAGGATGAGGGCATCACTTTGGATGTCGAAGCCGGAACGGACGTACACAGCTACACAGCAAGCGTTATAGGCTGTACTAGGCAGGAAGCCAAGGCACATACCTTTAAGCCGCTGTATGGCGGTGTGAGCGGCACTGAAGACCAACAGAGATACTACCGTGCCTTCAAGACTAAGTATAGTGGCGTGACGGAGTGGCACGACAAGCTTCAGAAGGATGCGGTGACCAAAGGATACATCACCTTACCATCAGGCAGACAGTATGCGTTTCCGGGAACACGGTGGACTGAGTGGGGTACGGCAACTAATCGAACTGCCATCTGCAACTATCCCGTTCAAGGATTTGCCACGGCTGACCTCTTGCCTATCGCTCTTGTTAGCCTCCACAACAAAGTTCGCGAACTAGGTTTGAAATCTGTCATATGCAACACGGTTCACGATTCTATCGTCATGGATGTTTTTCCGGGCGAAGAACAACAATGTATTGACGCGATGTCCCTGAGTATGTTATCTATTCCTGAAGAGACAGAAAGTCGATACAACGTACGTTACAACATGCCAGTAGGTATCGAATTAAAAATGGGAAAAAACTGGCTTGACCTCGAAGAGGTTTTGGTTGTATAATACCTTTACCGCAACTACCCAGCTATGGAGATTGATATGGGTACAGAACTTGTAAATGTAAATGAAGAACACAACAATATCCTTGCAGCCCTCGAAGGTGATGACTTCGATGCCTTGATGAAGGCTAGTGGTCAGGACGATGGTGCAAGCAGTTCGAACAGTGGGGGTCTTCCACGTTTGACTATCAACTACTCAGAGGAAACCGATGATGGTCTGCCTCTGAAGAAGGGCGTCTGGAAAATCTGGAACGGCTCTGCTGTCATGTATGCAGAGACTGTACAGATTCGTGCCTTGTATCGTACTTTCGAGTGGTCTATCTGGGACCAAGAGACTCAGAAGTTTTCGTGCAGGTCAGTTCAGCGCACGTCTATCTTCGACAAGTTTCCTGATACGGAAGGTGGCAACAAGTGTGGTCGCCTATCCAAAAAGGAAGAAAGCGAACTCGCAGGGGATGACCCTCGTGTTCTCTTGAGTCAGTCAGTCACCTGCAATCAGGTTCTTTATGGTGTCATCACGGCAACAGGAACTCTTGCAGACGGAACAGAAACCTCTGTTACGGACATGCCATTCGTTGGCTACTTCAAGCGTTCGGGTTTCCGCCCTGTCAGTGACTTCATCAAGCAGAAGCTGACGGATAAGAAAATCCTCATGCAGAAGGCAATCATCGAGATGACCACTGAGAAGCACAAGAATGGTGGCGTCATCTTCTGGACACCGAAGCTATCCCTCGTAAAGGAAGTGTCGGTCACACAAGAAGACAAAGACCTCTTGAAGTATTTCTTGGAAATGGTCAACACCTACAATGAAGGGGTGATGGAACAGTACCGCACCTCTGCCAAGATGCTGATGGATGATGAAGATGTAGACCTCGCCGAAAGACTGGCTGGGTAGTCATGCTTCAACTCTTAGAAGTACAGGACTTCTTGCAAAAAGCAGGACGGGGGGAGCTTGACTCCTCCCGACTCGAACCTCTCATAGAAAAGTTCGGAGAGGATTGCAAGGATGCCTTACGCAAACAACTCAGTCGTCGAGGCGACTATCGCATTCGTATGTCAGGTCTAGGACGCCCCCTATGCCAACAACAGTTGGAAAAGGCAGGCAACGTCCAAGATGTGGCATACAACGATGTGATGCGTTTCCTTATCGGTGACCTCGTCGAGGCCGTTGCTGTCTTCACCTTGAAGGGAGCAGGCGTTCGCGTCGTCAAGGAACAGGAACAGTGTAGCCTCGAACTCGCAGGTGAAACCATCAACGGAACCTTAGACATCGTCCTCGAAGACGAGGAAGGTGAGAAGGTTTGGGATATCAAATCTGCAAGCCCATGGTCTTATGAGAATAAGTTCTCAGGGCGTGGTGGATACGAAGTCATCAAAGAAGATGATGCGTTCGGATATATCATGCAGGGGTATCTCTATTCTGAGTCACAGGGTAAGCCCTTCGGCGGATGGATAGCCATCAATAAGTCGTCCGGAGAGTGGGACTTTGTGCCTGCACCTCGCGAACAAGAAGAGGACAGGAAAGCCTATCTTTCTGATGCAGAGAAGCGAGTGAAGCATCTTATCAACGACGGCAAGTTCAAAGTGCCGTTCGAAGCCGAAGATGAAGCGTACACGGAAAAAGGTGTTCGCATCGAGACAGGGAACAAGCTTATGCCGAAGACCTGTTCATTCTGCTCATTCAAGGAGAAGTGTTGGAAGGGTGCTGTGTTTCATCCGAAGGTAACTTCTCGTGCTAAGTTCAAGCCATCTACTTGGTACACGAAGCTTGTGAAGACGGAGCTGTGATATGCCGCTCATCTACACAACTCGTTACCCTTTAGAACTCATGGACATGAACCCCCATATCAAGTTTGTGTATATGGAGTCCCACTTGGGAACAGGTGGTGGTAGGGATACCGTCAAGGTTCGCAACCTAGAAAAGTCCCTGCCATTGACGCTACGAAACCATTTTGCAGACGACGGATATCTTACAGCAGACACAGAAGCTAGGGATATCCCTGTTATAGAAAATCAGTTTCAAACCATAACCCACCACTTGAGAATGGGAGATATTATATGCCTACCGACGACAGTCATATCAAGCGAAATCACGTCTCTAGAAAAACGCTCCCCAAAAGTAGGAATGTATCTCTCAAAACGTCTGGACAATCTGAAAAACATGTTTCTTCCGAACGGATAAAGCGGAGGATTAGGTTTCGTTCGAAGTTCGAGGTTAGCGTTGCCAAGTCTCTGGCAGACCGTGGCATCAAGTTCGAATACGAGTCAGAGAAGATTGTGTTCGTTCCTAAGCCGCGAACATACACTCCAGACTTCTACCTTCCCCACAACGACATCTACATCGAAGCCAAGGGACACTTGGATAAGGGTGACCGAGTCAAGATGGTTCTTGTAAAGGAACAGAACCCTCACTTGGATATTCGGTTCGTGTTTCTCAATGCGCGAAATAAGATTTATAAGGGCAGTAAGACAACCTACGGAGACTGGGCTACTCGTCACGGTTTTGAGTGGGCAGAGAAAAGCATACCAGAGGAGTGGCTAAAATGAGTGACGATGACGACATCTTCGAAAAACTTTTCGAACTGAACCAA